ATTCAGGGGATTAATTCAGGGGTATTAATTCAGGCCTGAGGGTGTCAATCCCTCGCATATATATCTCACTCCCAAATACCTTAAAAATACTACAATTATTTAACATAACATAGCAATCCATAATTATTATACTAAATACAGGTAAATACCCACGCCATAAGGGTTTAAGGTGATATATACATCACTAAAACACCACCAAAAGGTTCGCATAATCAGGATATTATGTTAAATATGGGTGGGGAGGCTCATTGCTTTAGGGGTAGGTATGTACACCCTCCAACACACAAAAAACGAAGTTTGAGATAAGTTCCAATAATCCAATATTATGTTAAGTTTTATGGTATAATACTTACTATTATTTAAATCGCTGTATTGACCTTTAAAAGCGTCTAAAAAGCGATATTCACCTAGGAATCTCTTATTTAAGAGAACAACCCTAATAAAACAAATCACAGTGAAGAAAAAAAGCAATAATCCTGCCATGAAGAAGGGAATGGTTTCTCTTAATCCAGCAGGCAGACCAAAAGGAAGCGTGAACAAATATACTGCATTGGCTAGAGAGTTGATGTCGGATAAGAGTCCTGAAATAGTGGAAAAGGTGATTTCAAAGGCTTTAGAGGGTGATGTTCATTGCTTAAAGATGTGTTTGGACAGAATACTGCCTGTACACAAGGCTGTAGACCCGAATAGAGCTAAAAGCGACTCACAGGTGATTATTAATGTTTCCAGTATAGAATCAATTCAAAAACAGATAGGCAATACGCCAAAAGAGAAGTTGGTGAATCCTGTACAGAGGAATGATGATGAAGTGGTGGTAAGCGTAGCAGCCAATGGCTGAATTAAACATTGATTTGCATCCAGCACAGCTAGAGATATTCAATTCTGAGAAGAGATTTAAGATTGTAGCTGCTGGTAGAAGGTTTGGGAAGTCGTATTTGTCTGCATGGTTGTTGTTGATTAACGCTATACAGGCTGATAGTAAGGATGTTTTCTATATTGCGCCCACTTTTCAGCAAGCTAAAGACATTATGTGGGGTATGTTGAAGGAATTAGGTCGAGATCTGATTACTGCTGCCCATGAGAATACTGCTGTATTGACTTTGATAAATGGCAGAAAGATTTATCTTAAAGGAAGCGATAGACCTGAAACTTTAAGGGGTGTTGGATTGGCTTATTGCGTACTTGATGAGTATGCGAGCATGAAACCAGTTGTTTGGGAACAGATTATTCGCCCTACCCTTGCTGATGTTCGTGGTGGTGCTTTGTTTATAGGAACGCCTTCGGGAAAGAATCATTTCTTCGATTTATACCAGGATGCTTTCGAGGATGATGATTGGGCTGCTTTTCAGTTTACTTCTATTGATAATCCCTTCCTTCCTGCTGATGAAGTAGAGGCTGCGAAGAAAACAATGTCCTCTATGTCATTTAGGCAAGAATTTGAGGCATCTTTTGAAACATTTACTGGCGGTATCTTTAAAGAAAGTTGGTTTCAGGTAGATGAAGAGCCAGAAGAAGGAAGTTATGTCATTGCTATTGATCCTGCTGGTTTTGAGTCAATAGAGAAAGAACGGAATTTAAAACGCTCTAGGCTGGATGAAACAGCTATTGCGATTGTAAAAATAGATAGAGATAAATGGTGGGTAAAGGATATTCTCCACGGCAGGTGGAATATCAAGGAAACAGCCAAACGAATTTTAAAAGCAGCCATAGATGTGGAGGCTAATACTGTTGGTATTGAGGTGGGAGCATTAAGAAATGCTATATTACCCTACCTTGAAGATGAAATGAGAACCGAAAATCAATGGTTGAGTATTGCCGAATTAAGACATGGTGGTAAAAAGAAGAATGACAGAATTACTTGGTCATTGCAAGGGAGAATGGAACATGGGCAGATAACCTTTAATCCAGACAAGGATTGGAAAGTGTTTATCTCGCAACTAATGGATTTTCCTAATAGATTAGCACATGACGATTTACTTGATAGTCTAGCCTATATAGACCAAGTTAGTGTTGCAGATTTCGCCCACTCAATAGAATTAGAAGAAGAATGGAGTCCTATAGACGATGTTGCTGGGTATTGATGAATTAAGTGAGGAAGAGTTCGATAAAGTTGTAGAATTTTCCCAAAATAAAGAAAACTTGGATAAAAGATATGTGGTTGCCTGTTCAATCATTTCAAGTTTGATGCTAGAAAAATTACCAGAATTAGTTGGTGCTGATGATTCAGTAGACCTGTCTATCTGTAAATTACTGATGGATGGTCTTGTAGAGATTGAACCATTAAGTACAAGTATTCATTAGGAGATATTACTATCGATAATAAAGAACAACAATATCAAGCCCTTGCCAGTTGGCTCATGTATAGGCTTGAGGGGTGGAGAACCCATAGAGAAATTAACTATACAGCGAAATGGGATGAATATTACAGACTATGGCGTGGTATTTGGGATTCATCTGATAGATTAAGAAACTCAGAACGCTCAAGAATTATTGCACCTGCATTACAACAAGCAGTTGAATCAAGCGTTGCAGAGCTGGAAGAAGCAACATTTGGTCGTGGAAAATGGTTTGATTTGCAAGACAATTACCTAGACCAAGATAAATCAGAAGCAGAATATATCCGTAATCTTTTACAGGAAGATTTGGAAAAAACAGGTGTCAAGGATGCGATTGCAGAGGTATTTCTCAATGGAGCAATCTACGGAACTGGTATTGCAAAGATAGTTGTCAATCAAACAATGGAAAGAGCACCCTCGGAAGAGGCTGTTGAAGGTTCTATGACAGGCTATAGGGGTATTACTGAATATGCTTCTATTGATGTACAGGTTGAACCCATCTCTCCAAAAGAATTTCTAATAGACCCTGCTGCAAATTCTATAAATGAAGCGTTAGGTGTCGCCCACGAAGTAATTAAACCTAGATACCATGTAGTACAAGGTATTCAGAGTGGTATTTATCGTGATGTACCCCTTGATGGTGATTATGATACTGTTAAAATGGGCTTTGATGCAGAAACAAGACAGGCAGATGAGTCTGATTCTGTAAAAATCTGCGAATATTGGGGTTTAGTACCTAAGAGATTCCTTAAAAAGAAGGCTGATAAAGACGATTTTGAATATACTAAGAAAGATGAGTTAGTCGAGGCGGTTGTTACAATATGTAATGATGAGCATATCCTTAGAGTAGAGGAAAATGCCTTTATGATGGTTGATAGACCCTTTGTTTCCTACCAACACGACATTGTACCCAATAAATTTTGGGGTAGGGGTGTGTGCGAGAAAGGATATAACCCACAAAAAGCACTAGATGCAGAGATGAGGGCGAGAATTGACTCATTGGCGATGACTACTACACCAATGATGGCTGCCGATGCGACTCGATTGCCAAGAGGAACGAAATTCGAGATTCGTACAGGTAAGACTGTACTAACTAATGGTAATCCTAGAGAGGCTATCATGCCTTTAGACATGGGAGTAACAGACCAATCAACATTTAATCAAGTTGCTAGTCTACAGAACATGATTCAGATGGGTACAGGTAGTGCAGATATGTCTATGCCACAGCAAGAAACTGCATCTGGCATGAGTATGATGCAATCTGCTTCAATTAAAAGACAGAAACGCACATTAATGAATTTTCAAAACACATTCCTTATTCCAATGATTAATAAGTCGATGTGGAGAAAAATACAGTTTGATGTAGACCGCTATCCTGTTAGTGATTATAAGTTTGTACCTTATTCTACTATGGGTATTATGGCTAAAGAGTTGGAAATGCAGCAAATGGTACAGATGTTACAGTCTATGCCTAAAGATTCACCTGCATTTAATGTGATTTTACTGGCTATGTTGCAAAATTCCAGTATTCATAACCGTGATGCTATTGTATTTGCACTACAACAAGGACAAGAAAGCGACCCTCAGTTAGAACAGATGCAACAATCAGCATTAGAAATACATATGCAACAAGCACAGGCAAATGTACAGAAAACTCTTGCAGAAGCCAAGGAAGAAACTGCCAAGGCTATTAAATGGCAGTCTGAAGCTATGCTGAACCAGCCTAATGAGATTGATACAGCAGAAAAAGCAGTTAAA